ATCTAGGATCTACTTCAATTTGCTGTTCTGCAACTTTAACTTCTTTTATTTTATCTAGTTTTTGCATTTATGCTCCTTTTTTGACTCCTTTTATAACACCTTTGTTCTTAGATGCATAGAATATCTTTTCACCCCTCTTTTTTCCATACTGTTTCTTCATGGATTTCATGATTTTTTTACCTTTTTTGTTTAATGGCATTAATTATCCTCCACCATGACTTGTGCTTGTTGCACGCCAGTCTTTGCAAGGCTTACTCCAGCACGTAATTTTGCTAAATCTTCGTTTTGGTCTAATTTTTCCTTAGTTAATTCTCTAGCCTGCATTAATTTTGCCCTATTTAGGTCTTGATTTGCTTGATCAGAGTCTTTTTTACGTTGATTTTCCATTGCTCTAAGGTCAACTTCACGTGATTTTAGTTTTAAAAGAGGATCTGCATCAAATTGTGATGTAATTTCTTTTTCTTCTTTAGCAAAATCGCCTGTTAGCTCTGCAATCAACACAGATTTTCTTGCTTCTAAATCTTGAGAGATTTTTTGTAGCTGTTGTTGAGCTTGTGGATCCTGTTGAGCCATCATTTGCAGTTGTTGTGCTTGTTGTAACACGTCCGCAAACTCTAATTCTACCTGTTCTTGAGCCATCAGACTAATGTGTTCTAAAATATTTTTTTGCATTGCCGCCATAATTGGTGGATTGTTTCTAACCATGTTGGTAGACATAAAATTTAAGTGAGCTGTGACGTGTGCTCTATGATCTTGACCACGAAAAGCTTGAAATGGTTTGCCACCCAAAGCATTTATGTGCTCTAACGCAGGGTCCATTGGCTGCATTGGAGCTGGTGGGGGTAAAACCGCATCAATATTTTTTATACCAAGAGCTTCATACATTTGTCTGTACGCAAAATATAAATTATGTATTTGTGGATTTGATGTTGCAAGTTGTAACTCTGTTTGTGCTATTGTAATTCTTTGTGCCATTGAAAAAATATTTGGATCTGCAACAGGTAGAATATCTACTCTTTCATCAAAATCTGCTTTTTTAATTTCTCTCGTAGCACCCACAACATCGTAAGGATAAACGGGTGGTAGATAAGTTTTAAATACTTTTGAAAGTAATTTAAATTCTGTTCTCATTGCAGAATATAGTCTTTTGTGAATTGCTGACATAACTCGTGAGCCTCTCTCAAGAAGAGCAACTGTGGTTCCAACTGCGGCTGCTTGATTACCATCTCCCACCTGCATGTCGGCAATCGCTGCAAATCTTTGTCCTGCACCAACCACAACACCCATTAATTGTAACAATGTTGGTGATGGTTCTTTATAAGGCAAAGGCATAAATGCATCTCTTAAATTACCACCTGGTGCGTCTACATCTTTGAACTCACCTGGTTGTATTGGAGATGCCTCGTCTCTAACTCTAACACCTCTTTGTTTAAATCCTGCAGGTAAGTTAGATAATGTACCTGCGTCTAATAATTGACGGAGAGCAGCCGTTGCGGTTCTGCTCAATCCGCCAATCATGTGAATTAATCCAAAGCCATAAAACCCTAAACCCGGTAAGAATTTAAAATGGACAAAATAATGGATTTTATTTCTCTTTGGATCAGTTGGTTCATAATTACGTCTAACAGATAAAACTTTTTGGCTAGTTTCTTCTACTGTAACTATGTAAGGTAATTTAATTCCTGTTGGATTTAATTCGTCATCTTTATCTTCAAAACCCTCTAAGTCTAAATTAATATGGCACTCTAACAAAGTATAAATATCTTCTTGTTTTCCAGTTTTTTTAGTTCCAGAAAGTTCTCGTTCTTTTTTTGTTAACTCATCATTTTGAGTTACACTTGGTGGTCCAAGTTCTACATCAGAATAAAAACCGTTAACTTGTTGTTTTCGTAAATCGTTTTCAGAAATTTTTATCGTGTGGATAATTGATTCCGCATCGTCTAATGAGGTAGCCGTATACGGAACAATTAAATCCTCGGCAGGAATAAATTTACTTACCGCTCTTCCTAATAAATCGTCGTAATAAACTTTTTTAAATGTGGAACCAGCAAGTGGTAAATGAAATAACATTTGATCAAACTCTGGTTCATACTCTTCCATCTTTTCCATTAATTCATAGTTCATGTAATCTTTTACACGTTGTGACTGTGCTTCTTTAGCTGGATCAGGTTTGCCAACAATCTGTGTTCTGACTGGTCCCTCTGCTGGTAATAATTCTTTATAAGCTCCAGCTTGAAACTGTGTTACTGCTTCTGCAAGAACAGGGTGTGTTGCACCGCTTGCTCCTTGAAAAGGTTCTGTTCTATTTTCATATTTAAATCCTAAAAGATCTAAACCTTGTATGTAAGATTGCTCCCAGTCTTTTCTTGATGTTTTATATTCTTTGTAGTTTCCAACTAATTCTAGACCAATTGGTTTTAAAACTTCTTCTGGTAATAATTCTGCTAAATTATCAAAGTGTCCTGGTTGACCTTCTATGTTTACTTTACTAGGATCAAAATTTACTTCAACACTTCCGTCTTCGTTAGGTGTGACCTCGACTCCAGGATCTTGGGCCTCTATGGCTTTCTCCTGTTCAATTTGAATTTCTTCTTGAGGATCAACCTCTATTGATGTTTTTACGTTTGGTAACGACTTGTCTATATCTGCCATTTATATTCTCCGGAGGTATTGTTTTAACCTGTTTTAAGGGAACATTCAACCCCTGTGGATTAGGCCCTCTTTTGGGTGGTATTGTTCTAGTTAGCTTTTTCATTTTTTATAAACTCTAATAATTCTTCTATATCAAGATCTTCGACCTCTTTCAGTTTACCATCTAAATCAGGGAATAAACTACCTTCAGTGTATTCTTCAGCCTCTCTAATAATTGTTTTTTCATCAGGATCTACATCAGCTCTTGCTGGTTTATATTCAAGCACATCTTGTGATGCTATTCCCTCTTCTAAATCGTCTCCACTTTTAAATGCACCTGTATTAGTTTTTTCAATTCTAATTTCTCCCGTAGCAAGATCTTCAAACAAATCGTATCCTTTATAAGAATAGACATTTTGTAAATTTTGAGTAGCTCCTTTTTTTGTTACATCAAGACCTTTCTTTTTAATTATCTCAACTAGATCAAAAAAGTATGTCGGTGCTCCACCAGCAGCAGCCTCTGTTGCTTTCTCAGCAACCTTTGCAGTCTGTGCTACTTCATCTCCAAAACCTAAAAGTTTTGCTAAAACTACAGTTGCACCTGCACCGGTTGCTTGTAAAAATTCTCTCCTATCCATACCTTGTTTTTCTAAAACTTCATCAATCTCTTTTACTAAAAGGTTTTTAGTTACATCATTAACTGGTAAATTTCTAGCTTTAGCATATGCTCTTAACAATTTAAGACCAGGAAATATTGGAGCAGCAACCTCAGCACCTAAACCAATAGTATCTGCAAAAACTTTAGGGCCAATAGTAGAACCTCTTTCAATTTGTTTTTGTTCTTCTGTTTTAATTAATTTATCAAGACCAATTTTTTTCTCTAGTGTTGTTGGTGTTATGTTTTCTAAAAACTCTGAGAATATTCCTGTGCCTTTAATATTAGATGGTAGAACATCGGTATAATCTTGAACATAATTATTACCAGTGCCTGTAATTTTAAATGCTGGTTTTTGTATGAGATCAGATATTAGTTTTCCTGTTGCGGGTAATATTCTTGTTGCGAACTCACCAATACGAACACCAGATCTAGCTAACACATCTGCATAGTATGGATAGTTTCTAGGATCAATAATATCATTTAATATTGTTATTGGATTCATAGTTTCTTTATAAGTTTGCATCTTAGGCAACTCTGCATCTGGGTTTGTAAAAAAATATTCTAGCTCTGCTGCAAAGTTGTCATCAGCTCCTGCTGCACCGCCGTTACTAAATCCTGCACGGCCACCATTTGCCATAAAATCTTGTAACGTTTCGTCTGGTGTAACTAAAGATTTTAGTATCGGAGATAGTTCTGTTTTGTCTTCTTCAAGATTATCTAGCACAGAAAGATCAACACCTTTCTCATTCATAAATTTATTTTTGGCTGCCTCTATCTCTGCTTTTGATGCTGGTATATCTATATCATCAACCATAGTCATACCTGGTAAAATATTTTGATCAAATTCTAATTGTGCTTTTCTAGCATCTAAAATTTCTTTAGGGGTTTGTTCTAAAACTCTATCTTTATAATCTTTTCCAAGAGTAACTTCGTAAGGCATTTCAAATTTTGCATCTTCTCCTTTTGTTTTATCCACAGCAAAATCAAAACCACCTTTTACTAAAGCAGGTAAGTTAGCTACACCATCAATAAATCTTCTTACAACATAATTAGTTGTTTGTTTGCCAGATAGTCCTGCTCTAAATGCTTCACTCGCATCGAGCGCTGCAAACACAGGCTCTGCAACAGCGGTGGCTTTACCAAAACCTCTTAAAGTTTTGCTAGCTACATTTTTAACTTGTTCAACAGGTATATTAAGATCGTTAGCTATTGTCGATAATATATTGTCAATAGGTAATCCTGAATTTAATCTGTTTGTTAATGTAGATCGAAGTTTTGGTGATAATGTATTTTTAATTTTTTTTGCATAATTTTCAGCAGCCTCTAATATTGATTTTTGAGTATTTTTATATTCACCATAGTAACCATCATCAAGTAAAGTTCTAATCGGTCCTATTTCTTTGTTAATTTTATCTATTCTTAATTTTGCTTCCTTAGCATTTATTTTACCTGCTTTTAAGGGTTGCATGACTTCTTTATCTAAAGCTCTATTAGCATATCTAAATGTTGGTTCTGTTTTCCATGGATTAACTCCCACACCATCTGGATGGTGAACTTCTGTTATGTTAAACCTTTGAGCTTTTTTAGTTATATATTTATTTATATCTTCTTTAGTTGCTTTTGGATTATCTAGTAATGCTTCAATAGTTAATATTTTTGTTTTAAGATTGCTTTTTATTGTTTTATAATTACCAAATGTTTCTCTTTTACTTCCAGTTTTTATTTGAGTGTCATAAGCTTCCGTAGATTTTTTAAAAAACCCTTCACCAAATGTATCGTCTACTTGTTTTGCAAAATCACCTCTCTGAAAATTGTCGCCCCATGTAAATATGGTATTTTTTGGAGCTAGAGTATCTATAAATTTAACTCTCTTCCAAGCTTGCACACCATTTTTATCTTTCATTTTCCAATCAATATCTCCTTTTTCATTAATTGGTAAATTACCATCAGCAAACTCTCCTACAATTTTTATCCTATTTCCTCTGTAAGATGCTCTGTATAAATTAGACCACATTTTCTTTTCACTATTATCACCAAATGGAAAACCACCAAGTTTTGATCTTTCTTTCTCCATGCTTTTAATAGCGTTAGCATATTTTCTATATTTATTTTTACCATCAGTATCAACAGCCGTTTGATCAGGGTTTCTTTTTAACCATTGCTCACCATTTTGAAAATTTTTAATTGTTTCTATAACTTCATCCATCGAAAATTTTAAATTTCCAAAAGTTCTAGCTCGTTTAGATTTAAGGCTAACTCCTTTTCCTCCGGTGTCTAATTCTAATATTTTATTAATTTGAGATTCTGTTAATAATTTTTTTACATTGATTGCATCGAATACTTTCTCTGCAGTAGGCATGCCTTTGACTGCACCTATGTTTCTAGTGCCTTGCAAATAATTTCTTAATTGGTAACTAAAAGCATTATTTTTACCAAACGTTTTAACCCAGTTTTCAGGTGTAGGATTCTTTAACCATTTTTCTAATTTTTTAAAACCTTCTTCAACGCTTTTTTTATTCTGTTGACCTGACGTAACTCCTTTAATAAGAGGAATATCTATTTGTTTTCCAAAAATACTGTAGGGCATACCGCCTACAGAAAACTCTTGTTTTATCCTACTACCCGGTATGTTTAAAATTTTTTGCAACTCTTCATCGTTTAACGCAAGTTTATTACCAAGACTTTTGTCTTCGTCATCAATCAACGTGTTATTTATAGGATCAAATACGTAAGCCAACTATGCCTCCTTCTGCGTTTAAATCTTTGAATGGTAAGATTTTAGAATCAAATTTAGGTTTAGTTCTAGCATACTCTCTAAAACTATCTGGGTCTAGTGTCTGTAACGCAGTCTCTAAAGCACTAATATTTTCACCGTGATAACCCAGACGTTCTAATCTTTCCGATGCCGAAGCCTGTTCAAAGAAACCACCTTGTCCTTCTGGGTTTTTATATTTACCAAAAACACTTAATTCATCTGTTAAATTCTGTTGTAGTTCTATTGATGTTTTATATTCTAACGCATTTTTTGGTCCTTCTTTTTGTATAGGCTTAACATTGTTTCTTTCAATCCATTGAAATATATCTTCATTATCTGGATCAAAATTATCTAATTTTTTAAACACATC